GATGCAGTCCGGCTTTTTTTATAAGGATTTGGAACAGGTGGGAGTGTTACTCTTAGTTCAAAAGAGTGTCGGTTACTGTAGAAGATGCGTGGTGTCAGTTATACTCTGTTCAGGTTCTGAGAAAAGAACCGTTGAATATTGAAAACAGAATAGGACACGCATATCCCACGAGCTTATATCGCCTTGTCTATGACAGGGTGGCAGAATCCCATTTCGTGCGATGACTATCCTCAGAACTGTAGCCGATTATGAGAAACGTAACAGCAGGAGCCTTTAAGGATAAGAGCAGAGGGTTGTGCCTACCGGGTTAGCAGCCGGAGGTAATGAGATAATAAGTGCACCTGAATTTCAGCAAAACGCATTTTCAGAGAGTGGCTACTTTCGTAAGTCCAGATGGGCAGGAAACTACGAAGTGATTGTGGCTGGCAAAGGATATGTTACCCGATACGGGGATGGTTAAGAAACCGGGAAGATAGTATTTTATCTTCCCACACAAACTGATTTATGGTCACCGACAGAAAAGAAATGTTTAGGTGTGATGGTGTGGAGAGTACAGATAAGTCAGCTTATGTGAGGAGATAAAGTGCGCACAGTATCAAATCAATATTATTTATAAGGAGATTTTAAGATGGAAAGAGCAATTATATATTATGCAAAAACAGGATTAGAGGCTACAGATCATTTTGTGCCGGAGTTGCTTGAAAAGTATTGTCAGGATAATGGCTATGAAATTGTAGCTATGCTTTCAGAGCCTGCTTCTACAGAAGGAGTTTCATTTCCGATGAAATATGCCATTATTGGTTTAAATATGGAAGAAGATGTTAATACAATCATAACACTTTCAAAGGATATGATTGGTGCAACAGATGAGACCGTTATTGATACACTTGGAAAACTCAGCGAATATGATATCTATGTGGAGGATATTAATGGAGAACTTGAAGAGTGTTATGAGATGATGTACAAAGAGCCTGTTCAGGAAAGTGATATAAGAGGGCTGGTGCTTGATACGGTATCAAAGTTCTATCATAACATCAGGGACGGCAGATAGGAGCATTCCTGTAATTCAGAAATAATACCAATTGAATAAAAAAGAACCTCAAGGTATGATTGAGTTGCATCTTGGCGGATGTAAACAAAACAATCAAAACACTGGAGGTTCAAAATGAATTTAACACAGAATGACAGACTAAAGCAAGTAACAAGTGACACTTTAATTGTTGGAGTGGACGTTGGATCACAAACTCACTTCTGCAGAGCGTTTGACTGGAGAGGGTTTGAGCTTTCAAGAAGAGTATTTAAGTTTAGCAACACCGGAATGGGATTCCTTACTTTCCTTCGATGGACAGAGGAACTCATGAATAAAACTGAAATGAAAAAGGTTATTGTTGGCTGTGAGCCTACCGGCTGCTACTGGCTTACTTTTCAGAAGTTCTTGCAAGACCATGATGTTCAGCTTGTAACTGTTAATCCGTTTACAGTAAACAGAAGTATGGAACTGGATGATAACAGCCCTGAAAAGAGTGACTTAAAGGATCCAAAGACAATAGCGTTGCTTGTGAAAGATGGAAGATTTTCAACTTCTTATCTTCCAAGCGGTGTATATGCAGAAATCAGAGAGGCCTCTGTTTGCAGAGATCAGATCATGAAGCAGCATGTACGTCTGTCAAATCAGATACAGGGATGGCTTCAGAAGTTCTTTCCAGAGTATTTTGAGTGTTATGCCGATTGGGATTCAACCAGTGGACTGATGCTTCTTAGAGAAGCTCCACTTCCACAAGATATCCTTAAAATCGGTGCAGGTGGAATCAATCAGATATGGCGTGATGCAAAGGTGCGTGCGGCAGGAATAAAGAGGGCTCAGACCCTGGTAGAAGCTGCACAGAATAGTGTGGGATTGGAAGCAGGTGAAGCTGCAAGACTCGAGATATGGGTTCTTGTAAATGACTACATCCTTAAAGCAGAACAGCTAAAAAGATTAGATGAATATCTGGAAGAAAAAGTAAAAGAAGTACCAAATGTGGAGAAACTGCTCGCCATCAAAGGAGTAGGGATGAGTACTGTGATTGGCTTTATAGCAGAGGTTGGTGATATCGGACGTTTCACTGATCCGAAGCAGATACAGAAGCTAGCAGGGCTGGAAATAGTCAAGAAAAGTTCCGGTAAAAAGAAAGGTCAGCCAAGAATCAGTAAGAGGGGCAGACGAAAACTGCGAAGAACAATGTATGAGTCAGCACGTGCACTGATGACCTGGAATCCCGCATTTCAGGATGTGTTCCTTTATTACAGGAGCAGGACAAAAAAACCGCTCGGAGGGATGCAGGCAAAGATAGCAGTTGCATGTAAAGCGATACGGATCTTCTATGTAGTATTGAAAACAGGCTGTGACTTTGATGAAGAAAAGTTCCGAAAGGACATCATCAGACCAGAAGCAGCATAAAAAAAGCACATGCTGTAACAGATAACGTCCGCCAAGGATTCAATTGGTGCTGGATTACAGGAGTGCTCTCTAGGCAATGATAAAGCAGAGCGAAGCCGCTAAGACATACTTTATAGGGCATGACCCTGGATAGGAGCAAAGGCGGCACCCCACTATGGGTAGGCTGGACGAAGGAATTTAGGACTCTTTCAAATAAGATGATCCTGTTAGACATGAGAGGTTAGCAGCCATAGGGAAGAATGGGACACAGATTCGCCTTCATAAAAAGGATGACGTTTTATTTCGTGTACCTTTCTGACTGGAAAACGAAGTACGTTGAACCAGAAATGATACAGTTTTCGCCCATTATTAAGAGCTTGTCATTGTTTGCAACTTAATTAACCATTGCACAGATAGCTAAAATAAAGGCTTTTTTGTGCAAAATATATAAGAAAGTATAGAGAGGCAATATGCAGGATTCCAGAGAAAAAAAGCAATGTCTGATATTTGTAAGGAATAATGCAAATGATACAGCTGACCGTATCGAGGCATATGCAAAAAAGTCCGGCATGAAAGTTGTTGAGACAATTTTTAATACAGATAAAAAAGCGGTTGAACGATTAAGATATTATATTGAAAGAGATGTCATTATCTGTGTGCTAGTAAGAGATGTGGTAGACATTTCAATGGAACTTAATGAGATTAAAGCTGTAATGACACTTGCAGCGGAACATGGAATCAGTATTAATGCAGAGAGCAGGGGCTATGAACCTGCTCTCATTTCTTATGAATGATATGACAGAAGAAAATAGAAAATTAAAACTGATTATATTTCCGGGCGAAACAGTAGTGATTGATGAATATGGGAAACGGATTGTTGCCTGTCCGACAGAGGATGAGGCAGAAGAATATATCAGGGAACAGGAGGAATGACATAGATGAAACTGAACAGGGGCGACATTGTTATTGCAAATCTGGAGTCAGTAAGTAAAGGGAGCATTCAGAAGTATACAAGACCTTATATTATTATCTCAAATAACAAAGCAAATCAGTATTCACCGGTTGTCACAGCAGTAGCCATGTCCACAAAAACATGGAAAAAGAAATATCTGCCAACCCACTGTCTAATACCGGCTGCAAAGGTAAAGGTTACTGACACAGATTTTGAGGTATTTGACAGTATGGCATTATGTGAGCAGATTGTATCCATTGATGTAAATGTCCAGATTGAGAGGGTAGTTGCTTCAATTTCAGATACAGAACTACTTGATAAGATTACAGAATGTGTAAAAATCCAGATTGGGGCATATGAAAAGTACAATTAAATATTACCGGGGCATTTGCTCCGGGTTACATAGCCACCTGTATTTTATGGGTGGCATTTTTACTGAAAGGGGGGATAGATTTTATGACAGCAGAAGAATACAGAGCACTATTAGATGTGGATTTTAACAATGTAAAAATAGAAGATCTGACTGATATTAGAAAAATTAAAATAGATAAAAATCAGCCACAGAGTAAGAGGCAGGCACAGTTCTTAAAACAGGTGGGAAATCCATATATGCTGCGTCGTGGAAGTATGATGATTAAGGTAAGCTTTGCGAATAATGGACTGTCGATGGAACAGGCATTTGAAAATCTGCTTTTGAATGTCTGAAAATTTGTGGTGGAATTTCAAAGTGATATGTGCTATGATGTTTTTGGTATAAAAATTCTAGATTAGTGCATATCACCTTATTGAAAAGTTATCTTCTAACTTAAACAACAATAGGAGGATGTGCATATGAGTCAGATAAGTCAGATCAAAAAGATCTATCATGCAGCCATCTATGTTCGTTTATCGAAGGAAGATGGCGCTGTTGCTTCACATGAAAAAACTGAGAGTAACAGTATCGCAAATCAGAAATCACTGATTAGAGATTTTCTCGAAAACAAAAATGATATTGAGGTTGTGCAGGAGTATGTTGATGATGGTTTCAGCGGCTCTAATTTTGAGCGACCGGCATTCCAGATGATGCTTGAAGATATTAAGAAAGGCAAAATTGATTGCGTTGTCACTAAGGATCTGAGCAGATTCGGAAGAGAATATATAGATTCAGGTATGTATATTGAGCGATTATTCCCTGCTATGGGAGTAAGATTTATTGCAATCAATGATGGTATTGATTCCGGAGAGGCAAAGTCGCAGTCAGATGAGATTATTATTCCATTCAAAAATCTTATTAATGATGCTTACTGTCGTGATATTTCAATTAAGATACGTTCACATCTTGAAATTAAGAGAAAGCAGGGAGATGTAATCACGGCATTTGTGCCATATGGATACAAAAAGAATGATAAAGATAAGCACAAACTGGAAATTGATGTATATGCAGCAAATGTTGTGAAAGATATTTTCAGAATGAAGTTGCATGGAAAAAGTCAGGATGCAATTGCATGTGAACTTAATTCATCAGGAATACTTCCACCGGCTGAGTATAAAGCAAGCACAGGAAGCAATTATCAGACATGCTTTAAGACAAAAGAAAAGTCGGAGTGGACTTCAGTCATGGTAAGGAGAATCCTTACAAATGAGGTTTATATAGGTAATCTCGTACAGGGAAAACAGACAACACCGAATCACAAGGTCAAAAAGACCATAATCAAAGAAAAATGCGAATGGATAAGGATTGAAAAGAACCATGAGCCGGTTATCACGGACAGGGATTTTGAAGTAGTACAGAGATTGCTTGCAATGGATACAAGAACATCACCGGACAGAGAGGAAGTTTATCCGCTGTCAGGGGTAGTTACCTGTGGCGGCTGTGGGATTCCCATGGTAAGAAAAACTTCAAAAGTGGGTGGTAAAACTTATGCCTATTATCTGTGTGCAACCCATAAGGATTCAAAGCAGTGCAGTTCCCACAGAATTTCCACGGATAAGTTGGAAGAAGTGGTGCTAGAGCTTTTACAGACACACATTGATAACATGATTGACCTTAAAAGAATTCTTTCTTTTATCGGCAACGTGCCGTTTCAGCAGCTTGATATGAAAAAGCTTGAGGAAAGGCGTGAAAAGAAACAGGCAGAGGTAGACAGATGTGCAGACCTCAGAGGAATGCTTTATGAGGATATGAAGGATGGCATTATCTCAAAGGAAGATTACAAAGAGCTTCATACAGCATATGAGCAGAGGAAAAAGAGTGCCGAGATTGCCATTCACCAGATTGAATTGGAAATGGAAGATGTGCTGAATCGTAAGAGCAAAGGCTTTGTATGGCTTGATTATTTTACGGAACATAAAAATATCGAGAAGCTTACAAGGGAAGTGGTTGTATCTCTTATCCGTGAAATAAAGGTATTTGATAAAACCCACATTGAAGTAGTGTTTGACTTTGATGACTGCTACAAAGAATGTCTTAATGTTATTGCAAGTCAGGGGCATTCGGTTGAGGTGGACAGTACAGGAAAACTGAATATCAGATTAAAGGAGGCTGTGTAGTATGGCAAGAAAGAGCAGAAAAAATATGCCGGTTGCAGTTGCAGAGCCGACTGACAATCTGACGACAAAAGCAGTTTTAAGCATGGATAAGGAGGCAAAACCATATCAGGTTGGAATCTATACGAGACTTTCATTTGAATCAGAGGCGAATAAGGAAAGAGATACTGTAGACACACAGATTGCATATATCAGAGAGTTTATTAATGGGCAGGATGATATGGTAGAAGTTTGTGTGTATGCTGATATATCTGTTACAGGAACAACTTTTGAAAGACCGGAATTTGACCGAATGATTCAGGATATTCGAGCCGGCAAAATCAATACTGTTATAACCCGTGATCTTAGCAGGCTTGGAAGAAATTATGTGGAAGCAGGTAATTATATTGAGAGAGTTTTTCCTTTTCTGGATGTACGATATATTGCCATCACAGATGATTTTGATACAGCAAGACCGGGAACTGATTTATCTGTACCGCTTAAGAATATTGTGAACGAATATTATTCCAAAGACCTTTCAAAGAAAGTAGAGACCGGAAAGCATAGTATTTGGGCACAGGGCGGCTTCAGCGAGGGAACGCCACCATATGGATATTACAGGGCTACAGATGGTTCAAGAAAGCTTTTGATTGATGAAGAGGTATCTGACAATGTAGTTAGAATTTTTAATATGTTTTTGGATGGGAAGGGATATGCTGGTATTGCAAAGACTTTGCAAAACGAAGGAATTCTTTCACCTCCGAAATACAGATTCTATAAGTCAGGAAAGATTGAACTTGCTGAAAAAGCAAGAGAATGGCACTATTCGCATGTAAAAGAGATACTCCAAGGGGAATATTACATTGGAAATATTGTTCATGGAAAGCAAAGGAAGGCTCTTGATACCGGGAGAAAGAATGTTAAAACAGATGCATCAACATGGCAGCGAATAGAAAATGTTCATGAACCAATAATTGATAAGGACACTTTCTACAAAACAAGGGAGAGAATGGAGCATATCAAAAAGAAGCATTTAGAAGCATCAAAACCTAAAGCTGATGTTCCAAATAAGCCGGATAATATTCTGGTATATAAAACAAAATGCGCCTGTTGTGGAGGCAGTGTATTGATTGGCAGGCATCACACTTATTCAGAAAAGTTCTATTATAAGTGTAAGAACCGTAGAAAATTAGCTAGGCTATGTGAAAATAAGTACTCTTATGATTATTCTGAGGTTATGGATAGTGTTTTTTCTGTTATCCGTCAGCATATGAGTTTGTGTGTTGAGAAAACAAAGTTTGTTCAGAAGATGAACAGCAGAAAAGAGAATGTTCTTCAATATGATATTTATACCAAGCAGATAGCAAAACTTCAAAATGATGTAAGAAGAATTACCGCTAACAAAAGTGGTTTGTATGAAGATTATAGGGAACAGTTAATCACTGCGGAAGAACTGTGCCAGTATCAGAGAGAATATGAAAGCAGAGTAAATGAGATTGAAGCGCAGATTACTGAATTGCTTCATCGAAGAAGTCTGTATGAAAAAGAATTTCATATTGATGAAGGATGGGAAGAAACTGTCAATAAATATATGGATAAAAGAAAACTTACAAAGGAGCTTGTGGATGCTTTTGTATCGGAAATTGTTTTTTATGATGGCAATATAGAAGTTAAGCTCTTGTATGATGATTTCCTAAAGGAGTTGCTTAAAGTGGCAGAAGAAAGAGAGGTGAGCAGCAATGGATAAGACGATAGCTCTCTATATGAGATTATCAGATGAAGATGACAACTTGGCTGCTCATGAGGAAAGTAACAGTATTTCCCATCAGCGAAAGTTAATGCTTGATCATATCCAGAAACTGCCTGAACTAAAGGACTGCAACATAATGGAATTTTCAGATGATGGATATTCCGGAGCAGACTTTAGCAGACCTAATTTTGTAAAAATGATGGATCTGGTAAAGGCTGGTAAGATTCAGGTTATTGTGACGAAGGACTACAGCAGACTCGGACGAGATTATCTTGAAGTTGGTAACTATATGGAATGTATATTTCCGGTTCTTCAGGTAAGATATATCAGCGTGAATGATAATTACGATTCTGCTAACAGCTTTGGTTCAACCGGAGGTATGAGTGTTGCACTGAAAAATCTTGTGAATGCATTGTATTGTAAGGATGCATCAAAAAAGGTAAGAGCCGCTAAGGCAGTGTTGGCTAAGCAGGGAAAGTACATTGCTGCATTTGCTCCTTTTGGATACCAGAAAAGTGAAGATGATAAGCATATGTTAGTGCCTGACCCAGTAACAGCACCTGTTGTCCAGCTGATATTTGAACTGGCTATTAAAGGCATGAAATACACCGAGATTGCAAATTATCTGAATAATAATGGATATGATAGCATATTTGAGTATTACCAAAAGATTGGAGTTAAGAGATGTTATGAAAGGGATATTGGTGAGCACATGTGGAGTGCCAGTACAGTAATGGAGATTTTATATAATGAAGTCTATATTGGTTCTGTAATCAATAACAAGACGGCTGATAATATTGATACCGGTCATCAGGTTGTGCAGAGAGATAAAGAGGACTGGATAATTGTTGAAAACTGTCATGAACCATTAGTTTCTGTGGAAGACTTCAAGCTTGCTCACAAGATGATAGCAAGACGAGAAGTGACGAAGAGAAAACCAAATGGAAAGTGGCGTAAATCGTATATTCGCTGTGGAATATGTGGTAAGGGACTTTATAAATACGGAAATAAATCCTCATACAGATGCCACAACGGTCATGTGTCACGTATTAGAGGTGAAGAACTTGAGGCGACACTTCTAGACATTGCTAGAAATATGGCATTGGCTCAGTTGCAGGAATTTGAGTTGAAAACTGATGGCGGTAATTGTCCAGATAATCTTGAAAGGGAAATCGAATCACTTAAAAAGTCAAAGGCACACTATGCAAAGCTAAAGTTTGAGATATACGATGATTATACAAAAACAAATATCACTCGTGATCAGATGGCAAAAAAGACTGCAGAAGTTAAGCAGAAAATCGCAGAGATAGAAAGTCTGATTACAGAGAAGCAGGAAACACTTGATATGCAAAAGGATCTCTTTCTTGATGCAAAGCAGGAACAGCTAACAAAGCTTAGTAAGTTGGATGAGTTTGATGAAGAAGTAATCAGATATCTCATTGATTATGTGTTGGTGTATGATAATGAGCATATTGAAATCAGATGGAACTTTGATGACTTTCAGGCTGGATGATGGTATAATCAGTAGTAATAGCGAGAAAACAAAATTATAAAGAAGTAACATGGGGAATCTTGCTAAAGGTTCCCCATTGATAAAAAAAATTAATTTTTTTTTGTTTCTTACTTGACACGAGCAGAAGCTCATCACGCAGTTTCCCCAGTTTTAAAACGAGTTATTCAGTATTTTACGCCTGATTTTTTGATTGGTCTTACAGCAACAGATCAACGACCAGACAAAAAGAAGTTGGAGACAATATTTGGTAATTATAAGACAGGCTTATCTCTGGTTGATGCGATGAAAAAGAAAATTGTTGCAGAGGCAAATGTGTGTCGTATTGAAACCAATCTGGATTTGAGTCATATTCGATTTAATGGCAAAGATTATATTAATGCTGATTTGGAAAAGAGTATTCGTGTAAAGTCCAGAAATGAATTGATTGCGGATGTGTTATACAACTATTTTTCGGAAGGAAAAGCTGGGCAGTTGCAGGGAGTGGTGTTTTGTGTAAATACAAATCATGCACAGGAGATGGAGCGTATTTTAAATGAGAAAGGTCTTTTGGCAAAGGCATATACCAGAAAAACAAGAAATGCGGATGAAGTTATGCAGCAGTTTCGAGAGAAAAAAATACGTTTTTTGTGTGCTTGTGAAATGATTTCGGAGGGATGGGATTATCCGGAACTTGGAATTCTGGTAATGGCACGGCCAACGCTTTCGAAGGTTCTTTATATGCAGCAAATTGGTAGAGGACTTCGTCGGACAAATACAAAAACGAACGTGTTTGTCATTGACGTAGTAGATGAATATGGTGCCATGGCAAAGCCGTGTTCCATGCATTCAATTTTTTCTAATCCATTTTACACTGCATTTGGAAGTATTTTAAAAAGAGATTATTCCGTGGGAGATATGATAGAAGTAGATGGTCTGCATGAAACAGTAGAACGTATTGTGCAGGTGGACATTGAAACTTTCGAAGAAAAATATGGTGATTACTTAAATCAGGAACAGCTGGCGAGAGAATTTTATTTAAGTACGGGAACTATTACCAGCTGGGTTACCAAAGGAAAAATTTCTCCGGATGAAATGATTGCTTTTGGAAGTAGGAAAATTTATCTTTTTGCACCAGAACATGTGAAGCAGATTCGTGAGGAAAATAATATTCCAGAACATACAGAGGAAACGATCAAAACGGACTTCTTTGATTTTCTGGAAGAACGTGATTACAGTCTTTCTTACAAGATGCCGTTTCTTCTTTCATTCCTAAAAAATATGAATGAAATTGGAGATGCAAAAATTGATAATGTGCTCACAGATTATATTGCTTTTTACCAAGACAGGATTGATAAGGGACTTCCGGTAGATCGGTCAAGTTGTCCATATAATGCAGAACGATTGAAAGATCGGAAATATATTAAAAGCAATATGCTGACAAATCCTTTTGAAAAATTTGAGCGTAAACGGTTCCTGTATTATTCAAAGGATTTGAATGTGATTTCTATGAATCATGCGCTTTTTATTAAAATGAGTAAGCAAGATTTTGAAAGAGTGAAGGTGCAGATGGAAGAGGATTTGGAGAAGTATTATGAAAGAGTTAAATAAAAAGAG